CAACGCCTTTCGCTGCAATGCGCCCAAGGGTACCCCAAAAATTGTATGATGCTGGTAGCATGTCTTTGAGCTCATAAAAGCCGTCCATAAGCTTTTGCATGGCCTCAACACTAGGTTTAGGCCCATTCTTCTGGAAACCAGTCCAGGCGGACTTTGGCGACGGCTGTATCTCGGCACCTATGTACCACTTGCCGATAATGAGATTCGAAGCGGCGAGAAGGGAAGCCTGCGGGTTTGGTGTCAAACCCTCATACACGGTCCACGACCACGTCTGGTCCTTAGACCATAATGTGTCGACCATGGGCCGGACAGTTCCTTCTCGCAGCTCTTTGAACGGCAAGTAATGCTCGCTATCGTCGTCATAGACGACGTTGTAATAGCACTGGTACAGCCCACTAGAGCCGTCGCCAGCCAAATTCGTATTGGCGGCAGACAACCACTCTGGTGCTGTGGTGTTGAGTCGAGACACCGTAAAGGTGCCTTTAACGGCCTGATGTGCGGCCGATCTAGAGCTCAAATTGAGGACCTGACTTTGTGATGGCACCATAGATGCCTGGTCCGGTCCTGTCGGGGTGCGAGTCTTACCGAAATTGGCGACTTGAATGCTGGTGTTAGGGTCCAGTTTGGGCACGGTTGGTATTCTACCGCGCCCAACGCCATGTATGTGCTCGAACTCCTCGCGCGCGCCACGTGGTATCTTTGCCCACATAGCAAGGTCTTCGACTTCATCCGACTCGACCATATATCCTTTAGATATCAGCGAGTGGCAGAATTTGGCAAACTTTGACGGATGCGTCTCCGCAAACGTCAAAATTGTACCAGAAAACAGGATGGATGGATTCATCTGACATCCTGCGACGGCGCCCGTATTGTTGAACATTGTTGCGTTCAAATAAGTCGTCTGCGACCGGTAAGTAGGACGATACAAAGTCGCGTCAGCGCGAAAATTTGTAAAGTCATACGAGTCATTGACCTGGGTGTTGGCCAGGTCCTGATACCAGGCTTCTCCAGTGTCAGTGACTCTACGGACAAAGACGGCAGCGGCAATGCGCACCCCACTCATGGTGAGGTAAGCAAAGCCGCGAACAAGGCCTGGAGGCACCGAAACTGGTGTCTCAGCGTCTGCGATCGTGGAATTGCTCACGATCTTGAAATTCTTCCACTCAGCCGTTACCTGGGTGCGTGCATCGTTGGTGGGCATGCCCTCGTAGTCCGGGTAGGACGACGGAGGGTGCAAATGTTTCCGAACGAAAGCATCGACAGGATTGTCGATAGGCACCATGGTCTGGGCTTCATTGTCAGCCATCAGACCCTCGTAGAGGTCGGCGTCGTTTTGGTTTGCAGCAGCTTGCATATTGCAAATAGTACGATAAGCGCAAGAGAAAATATATCAATAGCTAAAATATAAACTATAACCGATTGGTCTAAGAGCATTCGATAATAATAATAAAAAGAAAGGCGTAGGTAGAAGAGCCCGGATTAACCTGATTGTACTTCCTCGGAAACAACAGTCAAATCACTAAATTTGATAGTATGACATTGCTTCAGAAAATTAAACAGCACTCTAATTTCCTCGACGGTATATGTTGACGTCGGTACTTTATCTTTGTAATGCAGCACTGTGTACAAAAGGCCCTCCTCAAGCTGTGATTGGTCCTTGACAGTCATCGTTCGAGCAAAACAACTTTGTTGTGATTCTTCAAAATGTTCTTGCGAACGGTACGGTTTGCCAATAAATTTGGCACAGTATCGTGGCAAATCCGGAAACATGCAGGTAGGTGTCAGTATGTAACCCGCGAACTCCCCCACATAACTGTGATGGAGTTTAAGC